TAGTAGGCACTAACGGAGCTACCTTCTACATCACTGGTGTCCAACTAGAACAAAACACATCAGCAACACCGTTTGAACGCAGACTTTATAATCAGGAATTGGCTAACTGCCAGAGGTATTACTACAAGTGGATCAACAATACTGGCTCATCAAAATACAACATCACTATGCAAGCATATAATACAACATCAGCTTTTGGTAAGTTGTTTGATTTGCCAGTAACAATGAGGTCGCAACCAACTGCCACAGCGTCAGGCACGTTTACTGGAATCACTGCAGGTGGAAGTTTGACTACGGCATTTAGCGGTAAAACCATTGACTCATCAACCGCACAAACAATAGCCACAGGTGGTTGGACAGGTTCTTCTGGTCTTGTGGCGGGTAACTGCACAATTTTAGAAGTGACAAATAATGCCTATATTGAAGTATCAGCGGAGCTATAATATGTACCAAATTTATCGTTCACCAAGAACAAACAAAATTGAGAACTGCATCATTCGCACAACAGACGGTTCTTGTATCCCATTTGACCCAGCTAACACAGACTACCAAGCCTACCTAAAATGGGTAAGCGAAGGCAATACGCCTCTACCTGCGGACGAATAATGTTTGGATACGCTGCCTTTGCTCAACCTACATTTGCTGGACTAGGCGGTAATTCGTTCATACTATCTTTAACTGAAGATATTATTATGGCTGATGCAAGTAGCCAGATATCTGCGTTTGATCTGTTAGTTACAGAAAATGTTGTCATGGATGATATTGATGCTACAACAGGTGATTTCTTTGGGCTTATTAATGAATTTGTAGCAATGAATGATGTTAATACTATTACAGCTGATTTCTTATCAAGTATTACAGAAGATTCAATAATAGGCGATACAAACGACATCACCGCTCAGTTTGTAGTAAGTAAGACAGAAGACGTAGTTATGGATGATGCATCAGTCCAATACTTTGCGGCTTTACAAGACCGTGTTGAACCATTTACGATGGATGATATTGTTTCTATCGCTGCACAGTTTTTAGCTAGTTTGAATGAAAACAGTGATCTTGCTGATACACCAAGTATCACAGCTCAGTTTGCACAAAGTGTGACTGAAAATATAACAATGGCTGATGCGGCAAGTATATTAGCTAACTTTGTAGTCAGTGACACAGAAGACATGACTATGGCGGATATAACGACTATTATCTCTGTCTTTACATTTAGCATTATAGAGAACCTAAACGCTGATGATGCAAATACAGTTATAACAAACTTTAATGTATCATTAACAGAAAACTCTAATTTGGCTGATACTCCTAGCGTAGCAGCTCAATTCCAGGCCTCTATTATTGAAACATTATTACTATTAGACTCCCAATTCCCTCGTGGATGGTTTAAAATAAACGATGATCAAGCCGTTACATGGGCAGCAATAAACAACGATAATTCAGTATCTTGGACTGAAATTAATAACAATGTACCTACCTCATGGACAGATATAAATAATACTCAATAAGGACATATTATGGCATCAACCTATTCAAGCTCTTTAAAACTTACCCTCATTGGAGATGGTGAGCAGGCTGGCACCTGGGGATCAACTACCAATAATAATTTAAACTTAGTAGAGCAGGCTGTTACAGGTGTAGATGGTATTGATCTTACTGGGCTTACAACTTATACCCTGACTAGTTTTAATGGAACTACAGACGAATCTAGAAATGCTGTATTGTTATTTACAGGTACTCCAGCATCTACAGTTACAATCACAGCCCCATTACAAAACAAATTTTATATTGTTAAGAATGGTACTGGCCAAACAGTAACAATGTCAGCCTCTGGTGGTTCTATATCTCTTTCTATTCCAGCTGGTGTAACAGCACAATGTTACTGTGATGCAACTAACCAATCTGGCACAGGTACTGGATTCTATTCAGCCCAAACAGGATCTGCTGGTAACTTTACAGTTAATGGTAATTTAACAGTTACTGGCAACCAATCTAATACAGGTAATTTCTTAGCTGCTAGCGTATTAGGTGCTTATACTGCTGCTTCATATACTGGTGGTATTAGTAACGGATCTGGTGCGGCAGGCACAATTCTTAATGTAACAGCGGTAGCAAGTGGCACAATCTTTATTGGACAAAGAGTGACTGGCTCAGGTGTAACATCTGGAACCCTTGTCACTGGATTTGGAACAGGTTCTGGCGGTGCTGGTACTTATACAGTCAATACATCTCAGCTTGTAGGTGCTGGCACATCATTAACGGGTGCAGCAAGTGCTATTGCAACGACTCCAGCATCTGGTGACAACTCGGTTAATATTGCAACGACAGCATTTGTTCAAACAGCTTTATCTGGTTCATTTATATCTGGCATGATTATAATGTGGTCAGGAACCATAGCTACTATACCTAGTGGGTGGTTGTTATGTAATGGCTCTAGTGGTACTCCTGATTTAAGAAATAGATTTATTATTGGTGCATTTTCTGATGACTCTGGTACAGCTAAAACAACAGTTACAGGCTCTGCTACACAAACAGGTGGTACTAAGGACGCTATTGTAGTATCTCATACTCATACTGGAACATCTACAGTTACTGATCCAACCCATCAACATACATTAACAAATTATGGTTCTGCACAAGCTGGTTCAGATAATGGTGGCGCACCAGTTATGGCTGCTACAGGGTTTGGCACAGGAAGAGAACCAAATCCTACTAATTTTGCAAGCACAGGAATTACAGTTGCAACATCTATATCAACAGAAGGCTCAAGTGGTACTAATCAAAACTTACCACCATACTATGCATTAGCATATATTATGAAAAGCTAATATGAAGATTTTAATTGGAATTTTAATAACACTTTGTTTAATTTTGTGTGTGCATCATGCTCACGCAGAAACGACTACCATTAATCAAAAAGGTATGCCAGTGCCTAGTGCTATGGCACCTAGCATGTCAGCATTCTCACAAGATGTTTGTGCAGTACCTATTAGTGCAGCGGGTAATTTAGGATTTATATCTCTATCAGGTGGCACAGTTTTACTTGATGAGAACTGCGTTAAGATTAAGCTAGCTAAAACATTAAATGACTTAGGTCTTAAAGTAGCTGCTGTGTCAGTCTTATGTCAAGACCCTAAAGTATGGGATGCTATGGAGATGAGTGGTAGTCCTTGTCCTATGGGTGGGTCTGTAGGTGCCGCTGCTAAGAAAGCATGGTATGAAACAAATCCTGAGAGGTTTAAAAAATTATATGGCCAGAATTACACTCTTCCTACTTCTTCTAATACTAAGGAGTAATGCATATGCTTGGTCATGTTCTTTTGCAAATACAGAAGAAGGTTGGTATCTTCAAGGATCAATGCAGTGCCAAGGTATTGCAACTGAAATTGCTTTGCAACAACATTATTGTGGATGGTATAGACCGAATGACCCTTATTGTAGCGTATATCAAGTACCAGTTTGTAGCCCTCAAGTTGAGTATCAAACCTTATCTTGCCCAGTTCACCAATCAGGTGCTATTAATCAAAGTAGGTCTTATGACTGTACTGCACAAACTTGGACAGCTTGGACAACAACTTCTAACAACTGTACGCCAGATCCTCCAACGTGTATTGAATCTACTGAAACGAGGCAATTAACATGCTCAGCTGGCTTCGAAGGATCATCTCAAGAACAAAGGAATTCGATTTGCTCGGATCCGTATGGTTCTCCAATTTGGACCGCATGGTTGGAAATATACAATACTTGCAAGATGACCACTACGAACATCAACAACCCAGCCAGCCCTATAAGCCCAATCAGTCCAATAAACCCGAACAGTGTTATCTCACAAAGCATATCAAATACTACGATGACGCAGGCTATAGACCCAGCTCAAGGAATGAGCCTTGGAACGACTTCTTTACAGGAGAGTCTGACTACAAGCCCGTCCAGCACAACGACTACAGAAAAGTTACAAGTTTCAACATCAATAGAGCTAAAGCCCGCTCCACCAGAGGTAAAGGTAGAAACACCTAAGGGCAAGGAAATAGTGCCAGGATTTGGCTTAGTAATGAGTATGCAGTTATTAAACGCTGGATACAATATGCAACAACAACAAGTACAAGAATATATTAATTTAGAACAGGAAAATGAATATGGACGAATTCAAGAGTTTACTCTCTCACTTCTCTCCGAAACAAATGTTGGTGATCGGTTCGATTCTCTTAACCGCAATCGGTGGGCCAATCTATTACGGAATAACCCTCTTCAACGACTTGCAGAGTACGATTGATGAAGTAAAGAAAATGAGTAATGTGGAAACACGCATTACTGTATTAGAAGATAGATCTAAATCTACTGAGCGTCAATTAGTAGATGTAATGATGTCTAATAATCGTGCTTTAGAAAAGGCTAATGAAGCCTATGGTAAAGCCATTGAAGCAAGCAGTATAGCTAGATCATCTCAAGACAAGATAGCTGATACTGTTACTAATGTTAAAGAAGATATGAAGGCCCTTAAAAAGGCAGTTACTAACCCACTAGGAAATTAAATATGCTATCCATCCTCTCCTCTATTCTCGGCTTCGCTACTGCGGGGCTACCAAACATTTTAGGTTTCTTTCAACAACGTGGCGATCAAAAGCATGAGCGTGAAATGGCTCAATTACAAAATGCTCAAGCATTACTTATGGCAGAGAAAGGCTTTGTAGCTCAAGAAAAAATAGCAGCTATAGAACTAGAAGGTACATATGCAGAAACGTACGCTCAAGAACGTGTAGCTTTATATGACCACGATAAGAAATTAGTAGAAGGTGGTTCTCAAACAGTTAAGAATTGGAATGCTATGGTAAGACCTGTAGTAGCATTTATCTTTGTAGGTGAACTAGTGCTTATTAATTTTGTATCATTAGCGTGGGCTATGTATTCTGGCGTTGACTTTATTGTAGCTTCACAAGAAGTATTTTCAACAGATGAAATGGCTATCGTAGCATCAATTATTGGTTTCTACTTTGGTTCAAGAACTTGGGAAAAGAAATAAGTGAAGGTATCAGAACGTGCTATCAAACTTATTAAACATCACGAAGGTGTGCGTAATCGTCCCTACCGTTGCCCTGCAAACCTGTATACTGTGGGCGTTGGTCATCTTATCGGGGACGGCAAATCACTGCCTGAATCTTGGAACAGAACTTTTACGGAAGCTGAAATAGATGGAATTCTTAAATCAGATCTCAGGCGTTTCGAGTTGGGAGTACATAAGATGCTACCTAACGTGCCTCTTAGACAACATGAATTTGACGCTATTATTAGTTTTTGCTTCAATTTGGGCCTTGGATGCTTTCAAAGATCAACACTCCGTCAAGCGTTGCTTCGTGGCGATAAAAAGGCTGCTA